CACTTGGATGGTACACTGGCTTCAGACCAAAGGGTTGAAATACTGTAGACATATTTTTCCTTTGTTATTTTTGAAGTTTGTTAATCGAAACGAACGTTCATACCGTTCGCTCGTTTGGTTTCCTTTTCCATTTCCAGAACACCGCCTTCAAGAATTGAGCGCCCGCCTTTTCCAGCCTCTGCAGCGCCACGGACTTGGTCCATAATGCTACGTTGGTGTTGAAGCGGATCTTCCAAGTGGAACATTTTCATCACTTCTTGATAGATGTCTTCTGGTAATTTAAATAAAACCATTTCGTTACAGCTAACACAGCCTTCAAACTTGCCCGAGCTCATCTTACCTAGCGATTCAAAGCCAACTCCGAGTTCTGCGGCTTTCACTGGTTCATAACCCAACGCCATGCGTTTGTCGATACTGTCATATGTGTTGGTTGTTGACAACCAGCACAAGTGCATTCCGGGGATTAATCCCTTTGGAATGTCTGGCAAAGCAGAGTTTTGCCATTTATCTCGGAACGCTTCGAGGCGTTCCCGTTTAGATAACTCTTCAGGATTTTCGGTACGTTCACGGGCTTCATGCGCTCGTACAATCAAACGATCATCCACATCTCGTGTAATTCTTGAATTAGACATTTTATTTCTCCTTATGCGTTACGGTTTTCACGGTCAAATTTGGCGTAGGCTTTAATCATTCGAGCCCGTGCTGCTGGATTATCCCAAGCACCGGCATCTTTGATTGCCTGAACACGATCACGACTCAACGTGATGGTGTTTGCTGACTTCACACTAGGGCTGGCAGTTCTGCCATTAGCCTGTGGGCCAGCATTACGCTGTTGTCCCGTTTTACCTGCATAACGATGCGGCAAACGTGCCTTCAAACGATTATCTAACTCATCCCAATACTCAGAGTCAGACGGATCCCATCCATCTGCTGCTAATTCTTGGTCAATAACCTTGGCGATCTTGGAATCAGTATCCTTTGCACCAGGGTCATACCACTTATTTTTGTTTAGCCAAGTTTGTGCGTTACGCTGTACCTCATCAGACACAGGGTTAGGCACATTTTGTTTGGGCCTTTTAGCTTCTTCCAATTGTTGTTTTTTCAACGCTTGGACTTGGCTCAAACGAGTCTTCGCATCTTGCAATTGTTCCAAGTATTGAACTTGGCCAGCTGCATTATTCTGTTGCGAGGCCTCTAACAGTTTCATTTTGGCATATTCAACACGAGTTGCCTCGTCTTCAATCGCCTTATCCACTTGAGCAAACTGGTAAGATGCTGCAGTGTTCTCCACCGCCGCTACTCGCCTAGCCAACTCTTCATTACGTCGCTCTAGCGCCGCAATTTTATTCTTTGCTGAAATTTCACGCTGGCGAGCCAGCTCTTTTTTCAGATTTCGTTCTTTACGACGGGCTTCGCGGATTTTGTCACGCTTATCGCCACTATCGTCGTCCGATTCTTCGTCTGCATGGGCCTCTTCTTCATGATGCTCTTCTTCCTCGGCATCTTCTTCGGCTTTTTCTTCTAATTCAAGCTCTTCTTCAGCCTCAATAGCAGCAACAGCAGAACCGTCTTCTTTTTCCTTTACAGGAAAGATCTTTTCATCTTTTTCTGACATACTTTTTCCAAAGTTAATTAATCAACAAACGCTTTCATGCGTTGGGCAAAATCAAACGAGCGAATCTTGGAGATAATCTCGCGGGCTTGGAGTGTAATAAACACCACAGGAGCGCCACCGTCATCAGGACTCACAACAAAACGGTCACCACCATATTTAATGGTACGAACCAGATCGCCAACTTGACACCAAGGGCCTTCAGGCCAAGGTTCCAGCGTGTCGGGGCTCTTATAGGCCAGCGGGCCAATCCCAATCACTTTGGCTACAGTTTCGTTAAACCGCAACGTTTGCTTGGTTTCATCAACCAAGATAATTCCACCCTTACTGGCTGTCTTTTCTCGGCGCAATTGCACCAATACTCGGTCACCAAGGATATCAACACCTGGATCTACAATCGGAAAACATTCCAACTCAGACCGTGTGTCAGGATCATCCTTTTTGTTATAATCAATTGCCATTCGGCAATCCTTTCTAGGCTATTCAGCCTCGTCATCCTCCGAAAGTAACTCATCAATCAGGAGTAAGGCTTCGGATACGCCCTCTCTTTTTCCTACAAGCTTTTGGTATGAATCAAAGCTATGGATATTAGTACCGGATGCAATAACTTCGACTAATTCTTTATCAACTTTTTTAAGTCGATGAATTAATTCTGAAATTAAATCTTTCATATTACAACTTATGCATAATATTGGGGCAATATGCCCCAAATATTAATAAAAGTTACCGTGACCGACTTCTTTAAGGTTTTTATCAGGACCAATTTTTTGTGTTTTGGTCAATTTGGCTTGAGCTGCGCCAATTTTCCAGTTATTATCGCGGTGTGAGCCGCTGGGTCCTTGTTCTACCTTTTGATCAGGGCCACCAGCATAGCCGGGGGTGCCAGTCATTTGGTACGATTTGCGAAAACCGAGGTTCTTGTCCATTTTTATTGTCCTACTGGTGGTTGCTGGGGTTGTTGAGCCGGTTGCGCGGCCTGTTGGGCAGCTTGTTGCTGCATTGTGTTTTGATGTTGCGCCTGTTGCTGGGCAGCTTGCTGTTGTGCTTGGGCCTGTTGGTTAACTTGTTGGGCCTGTTGCTGGAAAGCTTGCTGCTGGATTGCTAAACCATGCTGGCGAATGTCCTCATTGGCCGCATCGATAGCTTGAGTGGCCGACATATCCTGTTCGTGTTCCAATTGCAGCTGTTGCTGGTCCATTTGAGCGCCTGCTGTGATGGTTGCAATCCGTTCCCGAGCAGAATTATTGATGTTGGCCATTGCAATGTCAGTTGCATTACGTTGGTTGTCAATACTTGTCTGTGTTTGGTACTTGGTTTGCAAGTCAGCAACCTTTTGTTGCAACTCAGCGACCCGAATTTGGTATTCTTGCTGGTCTTGTTGCATTTGGGCTTGCAGTTTGGCTTGTGACTCTTGTGCTTTACGTTGCGTTTCAGCAGTTTGGGTCTGCACCAAAGCTTGCGCTGTCGGATCTTGCATCGCAGCTTGTTGTGCTTTCGACTGCTGCATTTGTTGGACCTTCTGCACCATGTCTTGCAACACGGGTTGGATGGGCTGGAACAATTGTTGCGAGTCTTGCGACACCAATTGAGCTGCCAAGGCCAGTGCTTGTTGGGCTTCAATGTCCAAAGCACGTTCTTCGTGCAGTTTGAAGGTGTCTTTGCCGCCTGCTGCCTGGGCAATTTGGGCCCGCATCGATTGCAAATAGTGCAAAGTCAAATGCTGTTTGATGTGATCCAGTGCCAAGGGTGTAAAAACTGGACCAATCATGGGGCTGCTGCCGTAATTTGGGTCTTGGTAGTAGGCCATATGCACTTTGATGTGCGACAAATGGTCTTGATCTGGGTAAGCAGCCGCTGGACGGCCCATTGTCATGGACACATTTTCCAAAGCTGGGTTAGATTCCTTGACACCTTGAGGATTTGGCAAAATTTCCTCAACGTTTGGCACTTTCATTTGGCTTAACATGCGGCTATACACGGCGCGAATGTCAAACATGCCCGGAGGCGCAGAGGTTGCCATTTGCAAAATGGCTTGGGTCTGGGCCATTCTCTGAGTTTCAGAGAAAATATTGGGGTCAGAAACAGGACGAATGTCGTTGTTGTCTGCAAAATGGCGTACTTCAACCTCAGTGCCGGACAAATTGTCCATTTCTTCCAAGTACCAGTGATTGATACGAGAAAGAATGTTGAGCGACTTGGCTTGTGCTCGGTGCAAACGTGAGTGAATGCTTGAAAAAACCTTGGCCCCTTGCTCAATCAAAGCTTGAGTTGTGCCAACAGGAGCGTTTGCGTTGATGTCACCGATTTTTTCTTCGCTTGTGGTGACCACTCCTTTGGCAGCGTCCGTCAAGAAGCCAAGTAAATTATACAAAGTGCTGGATGGTTGGTTAAATGGCAACGGCATTGCCAATTTACGAACGTCATCAACACCAGGGGAGCCTTCAATTTCTACAACTTGGGTAGGCTCGATTCGATCACTTTGTCCAGAAATGCGTCCACCCTTGAGTTTAAGCATAGTCTGACTATTGCTAATGTGAGCAGCGTCCAGCAAAGCCCTAAGAGCGCCAGTAAGAGCGGCGGCAAGGCCACCAATAAGGTGAGGCAACCCAATAGCATACGCACCGCGCCAAGGAATAAATTTAAACTCGACATACCAATCCAGTTTGGTTAACTTGTCATCACCGTACGCCCAGTTACGGCGGATAGCCAGAATCTTGCTGCTTACTTCGTCAATCGTGATGATGTAAGGAGCGCGGCGACCTTTTGTTTCTTCGTCGTCTTCAAGTCGTTCGTAGCATGTAATTTCGTAGATTCGTCGAATGCCATCGATGTTAACAGACGGCATAGAACGACCTTCGATTTTGTCGTTTGCTTTTTGGGACTGTGTTTGGTCGTCAACGCTGATGTTGTCATAGAAACTCGCATTCTCCAAATCACGGTAGATACCTTGATCCACCCGTTGAAGATAAGTGTCTTCCGTGATATCTTGGACTTCAGTTGCTCGTTGGGCCGTATAAAAATTTGTTGCTGCATATGGCAGCAAAACATTGTCAATCGGAATCCATTCACACACCGGACGTTTTTGCTCTTCGTCAAAACGCCATTTCAAATATTGCGAACCGCCCAACGGCAATTGGGTCAGAAGTTGTTCCATCTCATCGCGGTACTCAGGAATCTGCTCCGAGAGTTGCCAGTTCATAAACTGGACTTTGTGTTCTGCTATTTCTTGGCTGTTGTTATCCGCAACACCTTTAATCTGCGACTTAACAATGCCTTCTGGTGGAAGAAGTTCTTTAGAGCTAGATGCAGCAAAGTCCACGCAAGCTTCTGCCATGACAGGATGCACAACCTTAGAAGCGCCATCAAAAGTTGCACCGCCAGGAGCATCTTTGCCAAGACCTGTACGACGCAGTCCATCCTCGTACTGTTTATCACGTTCTTTACGTGCTTCTCGGTCAATGTCAATATATTCAAGATAAGTGTCGGCCAGCGAGGCAAGAAGCCCTTCATCCATTGTCTCTGCCAAGTTGGCATAGAACTCAGGCTTCTCTAATGGGCCATCCGTTTTTTTATAATTAACAACAACCGAACCGTCTTCCAGCTCGATGATATCTTCATCCAAACTGTCTTCTTGGTCATCTGGGTCTAAACCCAATTCATCTTCAACACCTTCAACATAGTCCTCTTGTTCTTCGCCAAGATGGACTTTATTGTTAGTGGCCAAACCGGGGAGGTTCAAACCTTGTTGAAGCGGAATAATTGGTTGCGCCATATTTATTTAAACCTTGGGGGTACATGACCGGCAGCAATCATTTCATGCTCCATTGCTACCGGATTTTTGTTTTCATTAAAATGAATACGCACATGTTCCAATTCATGTGGCTCCAAATCCCGACCATATTCCCGTTTGAAAAATTCAATGAATCGATCCAACTTACTTTGTTGGGCCGAACCGCCGCCAGCCAAGGCAGGAATGCCAGCGGCTTGGAACATCATTTCTTGGGGCGTTTTAATTGGATTCATAATATCTATAACTACTAATGCACAAAATCAAGCCTGTGTGCCCTATTGTGCGTACGGGTTATATCTTTTTCTTCCAACCTCATCGGCATAATCATAGTCGCGTGGTGGCAGCGGATCCAACATGATCCATCCTGAGTCACGCAAAACCCGTAATGCTTGGGACAATGAATCCACATAGTCATCATGCCCGCCCGATTCTGGAAACGAACACACTTGGCGCAAAAACCGTTTTGACCAATCTGCCGGTTCTTTCAATCGTTTTGGATCTTCGGGGATGTACACCTTGCCTTTAGCTATCAAGGGGGCCACAATGTTCATGCGCTGCACCTTATCAGCTCGGCCAGGGTTGTACCCCCTGATTGGCACACCAGCGCCTTGCAACTCTTGGATCAGGCTAATACCCGCCGACTTATCTTCCATCAAAATAAGGTCGGCCTTCTTGCCCTTCGTAAACTTATTATCGCTGCCGTACACCACTTCCTTAAAGTCATTGACGACCCGTTTTCTCAGCTCGGGGTAAGAAAGGTGGTTATCCCATGCGTCCAGCAAGATCACACAAGTTCCAACATCTGGCCGCTCAAAGATTCCCCACACCGTACATGCCGTTGGGTCATTGTGGGTTTTTTCTGATGTGGCTGGATCGTATGATGCAATCACATACTCCAGGTCCGGTGTTTCTTTGTCCGCTGGCCACAGCTTGAACCATTTGCGCTTGACAATACCAACGTCTTCCGGATCCAAGATCTCGCCATAGATTTCTTGTTTGCCCAGATCCGTGCCTTCGTACGTCTCCAACTGTTTGAAGAACGTGCTGGACAAGTTGGCTCTATTGTCGTACGATGAGGCGTTTACCATGTACACATCGCCACCAACTTTACCCTCGGCCAGATCCACAATCAATTCCCGTGGCTTGGGGGTTGTTGTAATGATCTGCTGCACCCGCTCAATCTCAGGGTGGCGTAGACGCAGCGTAAACTGCATCTGATCATACGCATCGTCCAAATACTCAAACGCACACAACTCATCGGCCCAAGCGCCGTGGAATTGCTTACCCCGATACCGTTCTGGTTCCGAGGCGGGGATGCCTTGGATCAACGACCCATTGATCAGCGTAATCTCAGACAACGACTTATTGTAGTCTTTGATCAGCGACTTGGGTATGATGTTCAGCAATCCCGAATCCCCTTCAAAGCAAGTTGCACGGATGTCGTTTGATGTAGGTGCTGTAACGAGCCATCGGGTTCCAGCATGTTTCCAAGCTCGGATCCCCACCCAATTACTTGCCGTGAATGTCTTTCCAGATCCTCGACCGGCAAGCATGAGGAATGTATCATACTCATTATCATCAGGCTCTCTTTGGTGCGGGAGCGCTTGGATTTGCCAGCGTACTTGCCATAATGCCGCATCAAGTTCTGACTTGGGCCAATGTGCGTTGTTCTTTGCGAAGTCTGCAAGTATTTTTTCCTGTTGCTTAGTTAACATATTGCTATAAACCCTTCCGCTGCCAAAAATGTACCACCATCAGTTTCAATATGCACACACGGCATGGGTTCCACTTCTTCAATTGCCGTTATAAATCTTCTCGTATATGCAACCCTTCCGATTCTCTTTTTTGTTTTATACATCAAATCCATACCAGTCCTAAAATATATTTCTCTGGCAAGATGGTATTCAGGAGATTGAATCTGTGTTGTCACTATTCCAAGGGATTCACATAAACCCCGAAATAAATGTGCTGCTTGAAAATTACGAGTCCTAAAATCATACCGGTCTTTTTTTGGATCATATGCATTAAACCGGCTCATTAATAAACCACGCAATAGTTCCATTCGTTGTTCAATAGAACCAAAATAATATTCTATTGGCAACTCTTTTGGAATTGTGGTATAATAATATTGCAACTGTTTTAGTATATTGGGTTCGGGTATTAATGACAGTTTTAATTTAATCTTACATTTATAACCAAACTCCGCAACCTTGTTCTTAACAATTTCTAAAGTATCGGGTTTGCAGTTTAGTTTATTGGTCCTGACTTGGCTACCGTACCAATACCCCGCAATAAACGGCGGCACTGGAAAATCTTCGTGCTTGTATTGAATTGGTTTTGTGGCGGGAATAGAATACTCCAACCTGTTGCGTTCACAGCGCAAACCAAGTTCCAATAATTCGGGGATTGTAAATCGTTTGAGTTTTTGACGAAAGCGTTGTATGTTCTTGCACAGGTATAGTTGATGCCGATACCGTTCGTTCTCAACTTCAAAAGCAAGATGCTTGTCGCCCTTGATCACAGACCCATCATGCAGCGTCACCTTGTACATCTGCTGTGGTGTGTATTCTTGAACCAGTGTGACTTGTTTCGGTAGTCCATCCGGACCGTACAAATAGTCTCCTGGCTTGATGGTTCCAGCGGGTGCCCAACTCTTCAGCGTGGGTACTGGAATGTTTGTTCTGATCGCCATTGTGTCCTTTTCGTTTATCCAAACGAATGTCTATATCCACTAATGCACAAACAGACTACCTTTGTGCCCCAACCTTCCAAATTTTCTTCTTTTTTGTACCAGTAGTATGGGTAGTACCCCTTTATTCTTATTTTATTTAAAAAAATAAAAAAATAAAAAAATATTTAATTTCCCCAACGATGTTCAAACTAACCCATACTACCCAGACAACCCTGACAAACTTACAGCTAACTTACAAATTCTAGATGAGAATTATTCTCATTAAAATTTCATGCAATTTTTCAAAAAAAATTTTAGGAAGTCATGTTTTTACAGAAAGGTGGGGTGGGGTGCAAAAACTGGGGATCTGTGGGGCCCCCCTCCGCCTCCCTGGGACGGATCCTAAAAACCCTGGGTGGCAAAAACATTTAACCCCCTGCCAACATACCGACCCGCCGATTTCGCATTGTGGTATGGCGTTTCACTATGTGAAATGGCACATTGTGCATAGCATACAATGGCCACAATGTCAAATAACTCTGGCACGAGTAGGGTTATTGTCTACCACAAAATGGCCACAATGTCAAATAACCCTGGCACGAGTAGGGTTATTGTCTACCACACAATGGCCACAATGTCAAATAACCCTGGCACGAGTAGGGTTATTGTCTAGCATAGAAAAGCCACAATGTCAAATAACCATGTTGGCATTGTGGTTATCCTGGCCATTTGACAATGCGGGTTTTTTAGTGTAGGCAAATAACCATGTTGGTAGTGTGGTTACTTGACAATCGGTGTTAATTGTGTTAGGCAAAGCGGGCACGATAGCTAATAACTATTGTGGGCATCAATTTAGTAGACACTGTCTACATATGCTGGCATTTCATACAGCTCATTTATCACATCGTGAAATAGGCCTGGCAAGGCCTTTTATAGGCGTTTTGAGCGCTTTTTTAGCGTTTTGAAGGCCAAGTATTAACCCAGCAAAAAAACGCGCCAAAATCGATTCTATGACTTAGGGTTTTCCCTAGGTTTTAAAACCTGGTTTTTTATTACTTTTGGCAATATTAGGGTTTTTATACCCCAAAAACTAGGGTTTTCCCTAGTGTTTTTTCTCACCAAGCCCCTAAAATATGTGCATATCAACAAACCACAAAGGGTTTTTATATGCGAGTAATACCGATTGTCCAAGCCAAGCAAATAACTGGCACGTTAACGCAAACCAGCAAAATGCCATGTAAGTCATACAGCTTGCCCACGCTGGCTTGTCATACTGGCTTCAAAATGGCACAAATTGAGGGTTCTATTTGTGCATCATGCTACGCCGATAAGGGTTTTTATAAAATGTACGCAAATATTATTTTGCCTGCACAAATGGCCCGATTGGATTCTATCAACGATCCATTGTGGATTGATGCCATGGTTTCACAAATTGGAACCGATCACTATTTTCGCTGGCATGATAGCGGGGATTTACAGTCGGTCGACCATTTGATCAAAATTGCCAAAATTGCAGAGCAAACCCCTAATTGCCAGCACTGGTTACCAACCAGAGAATATAAAATGGTTTCCGATTTTCTGGCACTTGGCCACAAATTGCCACAAAATTTACACGTCAAATTATCGGCCATGTATCCCGACAAGCCAGTAACAGTGCCAAAATCATTACAAAATATTGTCAATATTTCTACCGCTAACGTGCATAAAGCAAAGCCAGCAAACGGCTTTGAATGCCAAGCCCCTAAAAACAATGGCGCTTGCCTTAATTGTCGGGCTTGCTGGCAAGATATTACAGTATCTTACGCCATGCACTAAAATTCTAGGTTATAGGGTATTCTGTACCCTATTGCATAGAATTTTATTTGAAAGGGTTATATTATGACGAATGCCGAATATATACAAAATAAACGTGATAGCGTGCCAAGTGTTTTGGCCAAAATTGCAATCGATATAGCGCATTATCGGACAAAAAACTATTATCCCTATACCGAATGGGAAAAACAAGCCGATAGCGCTTATACTGAAATTTTGCTTGCATACAATGACGATGATAAGCTTTGCAAATTGTCTAAAAATGCAAATCAATATTTCTTTAAAATGCCACAATGGGGTTATTCTGGTACTTAATATGATTACAATCATTTTGGTTTTTATATTACTTAAATTCTTTATTTTGTTCTTTTTAATGGGAGATTAAAATGCTACCTTCAATCATGATCTACAGTAAAAAAACTGTATACACCAAAACTGGAAAACCCAAGGCCGAATGGTCAACTGTAATCGATGGTAAAACGATTACAGCACCAACTAAAAAAGCATTACAGCAAATGATTCAAGAATTGTTTTCAATTATTTAAAGGGGTAAATTATGACTACACGATCACTATCAACGATTGCCAAGGATATTCGCACCGACTGGAAAAAACCTTATTTCGGCGCTGTTCCGTATCTTGATGCCATGCGAGATTTGAACGACATAAACGACAAGTATGGGTTTGATTCAGGCCGATCCATTGTCCAATACTTTTTGGCCAATGCTGGCACTTGGAGAGGTGAAACAGCCAAACGAATCAAGGCCGAATTGAAGGCACTCTGACCTGCCAGGCTTGTTGCGTAAAAACAACAACCTAGGGTTTGCCCTAGTATACCAAGGCAAACCCGACACCTAAAATTTAATCTTACTTAACTGAAAGGGAAATCATGTCAAATTATCTCGAAGCTCAAATTGCCGATTCTAAAGGCAAATTCATTACGGTTACATTCACCAAAAACGATGGGACAATTCGCACAATGAATTGTCGCACAGGTGTGACAAGCAAATTGTCGGGCGGAAAATCGACAGTTGACCACAACAAGTATTTAGTGGTTTACGATATCAAAAACAATGGATATCGCTGTATTAATCGTCAAAGTATCTTGTCTGTTAAAACAATGGGCAAAACAATCACAATGGAAGGGGTTTAAAATGAAATTACACATTGACAATTACAGTTTATTTGTTCAATATTTGGCCGACTACATTTCAGAAGAAATCAGCCGTGGTATTGTTATCACGTCTTATACGATTGACGATGCCATTGACGCCTATTTGAATGGCGCTGCTGATAATGAGGTGACAGAATGAAACCAATGACCGATTATGAAAAGCGTTTGACTGCTAAGAATATCCTTGCTGCTTGTAAGGATATTAATAAACTCAATAAACGTGGCTATGCGTTTTTAAACGTGGCTTCGGGGTTTATTGCCCATTACGATATCAATGGGTTCAAGCATTACTATCAGCGTGAAGGCAAACTGCAACAAGATATTGAGCGTAATGCGAAGGCCAATCAATGGACTAATTTTCGGGCTGGTGATGAACACGCCGATTATTACCATGCCAAACGTGACTGCTACAATCAAATTCTGGGCGGCTTGGTTGCCCGAGAATATATCGACACACTATTTGGTGACGCTGTTAAATTCCTGCAAGATCACGTTAAAATCATTCACGTTAAGGGGTAAACATGAAAATATATGAGATTAAATTCACATCGGAGGTTTTTGTTGTGGTTGAGGCCGATAATGTTGATGATGCAGAAAATCAGGCCATTGAACACCTCAAAGGGTTGACTGGTGCTGATTGGCGAGAAAATATTTATATGACCGATATTGATAGTGTGGATGAATGGGTTGTCCACACAGAACCAATGTCAAAGTAAAACGAGGTGCAAAATGAAAGTATTTAAAATGACCGTGAGCATTCTGGTTGAGGGCGACAGCGCCGAGAATGCGGTTAAAAACGCTTTGAGTGACCTTGAATATGTTCTGGAGATGGACACATCCATTTGTGGCTATGACAAGCCCAGAGCGCCCAAATTGTATAAAGAATACGACACATCGGGCTGGACGTTGGAAATGGCAGGAGAAGCAGAATGAGTCACCCACACAGAACCTATACCACAGTCGAGAAGGTGTGGTTTATTGTTTATTTGCTTGTAATGGCCATTATGCTGGTGCAGACATTCATTTTCTTTGGCAAATAACATGGTCAACACGATACAATTTGACACACAGGCCGACTTGTCGGCTTGGCTAAATGAAAACTTTCCTGAGCGTCAAGCCGTGGAAGTTACCAAGCTGGGCTCAGGTTTGTGGGCTTTTGCCAATGACAACATACTGCAACTATTTATAGGTGAACCCAATGAGAGTTTTAGTAGCGTGTGAGTATTCTGGGGCGGTGAGGGATGCCTTCACCGAACTTGGCCACTATGCTATGTCGTGCGATCTGTTACCGACAGACGCACCACATGGTCTGCATTATCAGGGTGACGTTTTTGACATCATTGACCAAGGCTGGGATTTGATGGTAGCGCACCCACCTTGCACCTACCTATGTTCGAGCGGGCTGCATTGGAACAAACGTAGGCCAGAACGCGCCCAACAGACTGAGGAAGCCCTTGAATTTGTCCGGCGACTGATGGATGCGCCAATCGAGCATATTGCCATTGAAAACCCGATTGGGTGCATTGGTACACGCATTCGACCCTATGACCAAAAGATCCAGCCTTACGAGTTTGGCCACGATGCCAGTAAAGCGACTTGCCTTTGGCTCAAAAACCTGCCAAAATTGAGGTCTACCAGTTATTATCCACCCCGCATGGTCAATGGCACACCCCGATGGGGCAACCAGACCGATAGCGGCCAAAACAAATTACCACCGAGCAAAGACAGATGGAAAATCAGAAGCGAAACATTCAGCGGGATAGCAAAAGCGATGGCACACCAATGGACTACCAACGTGAGCTCCTAAAACATTGGCCATTTCCAAGGCAAATACTGGACGACAAGCCACACACAATGCCAAGTTTGGTGTTGGAAGGCATGGACGAGGCCCCGTTTTGAGAGCGGCATTGATTGGGTTGGCCTTGGTGTCAACCCACACGATAGCGGGTCAGGCTTTGCTTAAAATCGAGGATTATTATGGCAAAGAGGCCACGTTGATGTCCTCGCCCTGTGACGGGGCAAGGGATATTTACGAGGGCTACACCACGGGAGAGGATCAGCGGTTAAAATACTTGTGCTGGTTTCCTATGGGCAATGGTGTTTATGTGATTGACATGAACACCAAGGCGGGAACTTGGGTGACCCCAAGTACCAGGTCGGCAAAGAAAACACCCAGGTTGGAGAAATTATTGTGACCGATGAACAAATTATTGAGGCGGCAAAACAATTGGGGTTTGAGCGTATGCGTATAGACCACGATTATTATGTTTGCTTTTCAAAAGAAATCGTGGAATTTGCCAAACTGGTAGCAAAGCATGAAAGGCTAATGTGTTCTAAGTTTTTACAAGAAACCATGAACCCTTTGAAACCTGAGTACATCGATCAGATCGAGGAGGGTATTTGGAATGACTGACCGAAGCGCACTAGGCGACTATTTAAAAAACCTATACCAGTTTGATGAGCTGACCAAAGATCAGGAAGCGAGCTTGGCCAAACAGATACAAGCTGGGGATCAGGCGGCACTTGATCTGCTGATCAAGCATAACCTGCGGTTTGTTGTGTCGGTGGTTAAGGAGATGCCAGACTGGCGACATGGCAGTATGCCAATTG